AGAAAATGTCAAATTATATGGTGGAAACCACATAACTCTACCACCATTAGCACCTCTTTCACATGCCGGTAAATCATCGTATGTATATCCTGGTTTGTCAGATGTTCTCCACGCTAAGTTTTCAATTGAGAACATATATTTTTTAACCTTTCCATCTATTATATTTGTTGAACCTGGGTTTCTTAATGGTGCAATATTTAAGTTATATGTGTTATCAAGAACGGAGTATGTAAATCCTCTACCACTATTTGTTATTCCATCTGTTTTTTGTAAATCAGCATAAGTTAAATATGGGGTGTCTTTTTGGAAAACTCTACAATACTCTCTTCCAACTTCAAAACCACTTTCACCAATTACTTGACTATCGGTAACACTGTCGTAATATGCGATAACTTGTGAACCTTTTGTCATTTCTTTGTATCCATCATTGAATACTTTTGAAATTTGGTTTATAGCGTTTCCAACATGTTGTAACCTTCTTTGTCCTGTTAAACCATCTGCAGATTCTATTAGTCTTTGTGTATTATCAAGTATTGACCCTTCTTTAAAATCAAAATCATCTGATTGTGTTTCAGCATTAAACTGATCACTAATAACATTAAACTCCTCATCTAACTCTACTGGATTTCCACCTGGTTCAACTTTAAAACCTAAATTATCTTTATATTTTGGTGATGTCCAAACAAATTCACCTGCAATACCTCCTTGGTTTGAATACGATTTGCCACCTAATCCAAAACTAATTTTATCTATATTACCCTCATATAATTTACCTAACTCTGATGGTCCATATACTGGGGATGGTTGTTGTTTTCCAAACGCATCAACAGGTATTTCATTGTCTGGTGACGTTATTCTAGACGGTTCAGCTTGGTCACTACCAACATAATAACCACCACCTTGATCCTCATTTGCACCTACTAAATTTGATATTGCATCAGTTACACCAAGTAATAACCCTTTATTGTATTTTGGTCTATATTTGTTATAGTCTAAACTTTTAAATAATACTGATTTCTGCCCATATCCAGTATTTGCTAAAAATAATTCAGATGGATTTCTATATTTGTTTAGTATAGGACCTAGAGCACCTAATGTTAGGTTGTTTGCAACATTTAAAGCGTCTTCGGTTTGTGGTGACAATACTTGTTCTGTTTCATTAAAGTAATCACCTGGTATAAAAGAAACTGGAAAATATGTTCCTGTAATTCTATTTAAAAATGATACACCAGCTAATAATGGGTTTTCTGGTACTGTAATCTTCCAATTCTTACCTATTAATGGTTGTTGTCCAGTAGCAACTAAACTAGCTTCAAATGGGTCTTGTAGTGAGTCTAAATTAACAATACTAGATAATATTTGTTCTTCTTCAAATTTTACCCTTTCGTTAAAAGCAAACTTTAATTCACCCGCACCTATTTGAGCTAAAAAAGAATCTTGTGATAATAAACCATTATTACCTGTTGGATTTTCAGATGTTAGAATGTCCAATGGTGTGTATTGAGAAGGTAAAAATATTAATGGTTCTAAATCATAATATGGTAAAAAGTATTGGTATCCTGGTATTAAATCACTAACAATGGTTAAGTCTTTATACCCACCTTGTGGGCCAAAAGTATTTTTAACATACGCAGAATCAATATAAAACTCATTTACTAAATCAATGTCTGCATCATTTGGTCCATATTCTCCTTGGTTTGAGTCTACGGGTAGTGGTGGTCCATCAGTACTAATAATGTTATTAAAACCACCATCTGGTCCAAACTGATTTAATGGGTATAATTGATTTGCTTGCTGTGATGTTCCTACTAAATCATTTGGTGAGTCTATTACATTACTATCTAATAATGGTGTCGCTTCGTATACTGGTTCACCTTGTGGTGGTGAATAAGCGCCATCTACACTATATGGTGGTAGGTTTCTAGATATAAGAGCGTCTCTAAAAGCAGATGAAGCGTCAAAAGATAATGTTGTTTCAGACATTCAATTTATTTTTATAATAAATAGATATGAATTATTTTTTTTGTTAATATTGTATTAGTAAATGATTATATTCTCCTTCTCTTACCTCTTATTCCATTGTCGTCCATATATTCTTGTAACTCATTATAAACAATAGATAAATTGTTATTACTATTACCACCTTTAAACCATTCCTCAACTTGTCTATGTATAATTTCACTTAAAGCTTGATTTTGTACATTTGGGTCTAATTTTACATCTATAGTGACATTCATATTTTGATTTATATCTAAAGTATCAAAATCTATTTTGTTAACAGATTGCGTTAGGTTTGTATTAGTTATAGCGTTATTTACATTTGTTGTTGCTGGTGAAACAACAGGTGTTAAAGTATTTGGGTCTGCACCACCTATTCCGCCAATTATAGGTATATTACTTTTTACATTTGATATTTTATCAGCTATAGTGTCGTATATACCTTCAATTTTAGTTTTAAGTCCTGTTAAATCTACTTCTGAAAATAATTCAGACATTTTTTCTTTACCAGTACTATAAAAATTTGAAATGTCAGTAGTTATTGCACCACCTAATTCTAAAATTTTATCTAAATCAAACTCATTACCAGCTCTTCTATATGTTTCTGTTTTTTGAAGGAAATCGTCAATTGGTGGTCTATTACCAGTTATAGCGTCATCAACTTTATCACCAAACAAACCAGTCCTTAATCCGGTTGTCATACCACCATATATATTACTAGTTAAATCAGTTGTTGCTGAACCATAAGCAAAAGCTTTTTTAAGGGCATCAAATTGTGTGTTTAATTTTGTTAACTCACTTAATTGGTCTGAGGCGATTTCTTCCATTGTTTGACCTCTAAGTTCTTGATCTTTTTTAATACCTTGTAATTGTTCATTTGTAAGTTCAGAAACTTCAACCATTTCATATTCGCCAGTCCTTTCACCTTTTTCATCAAGTGTTGCGACTTTAATTTCCGCAACACCTTGTTTGTTAACTGTTGCTAATGTTGCAATTAATTCTCTATCTTCTTTTGACGCTAAACTACTTGGGAATCTAATTTGCTTCATTTTCATCTCAAGACTTGCAGCATTTAATGCCATCTTTTGAAGTTCCCCATTTGACATTCCAAGCTCCTTACCAATCTCATTTAACCTTCTTTTTTCACCTGGCATAATTTCAAATTGTCCTAATTCTTCGTTAAACCTAACAAAGTCTTTTGTCATATTAACAATTTGATTTTGTAATTCAGTTGGGTCGTTTTGAGATAAATCCATTAATCTTAATGGGTCTAATAAAGCACTAGTACTAACACCTAATCTTTGCATTGCCGCAGCCATTTCAATAGCACCTTCTGGGTTAAATACCTTATCAACAACACCAAATATCTTATCCATATCAATACCAAGTCTTGATGCTTGTGCTGCCATTTTAGCAAGCCCTTTGGTACCATTTTCAAAATTATAGATATTCATTTTATCTAAATTTTTAATAACACCTGCGGATACTGCAGCAACTGATACTCCAGCCTCTCTTGCTATTTGGGCTACTTCAGTCATCCTTTCACCCATTTCTTGTATGCTAATACCAACACCTCTAAAATTTTCAGCTAATTCTTTAGCTGATTGTCCAGTAACTTTAGCGGTTGCTGCGATTTCAACTAAATCTTGGTCAGATACTGCTATATTAGTCTGAAATACTCCTACTAAATCTGTATATGTTTCACCAACTTTATCAACTGAAACACCAATTTCAGCAAAGTTTGCTGCACCATCAGCAACTAATTTTCTAAATTCATCTGCTTTTTGTGAACCTAACCCTAGTGTGGCTCTTAAATCTGCTTGTTCTTGATCTAAAAACGCACTTCTTGTATATAAAGATTCTAATGAAAATATAGCTTCGAATTCTTCTTTTAGTTTAGTACCAAAATCTTGTGAACCATCTAATATACTTTTATAAAAAGTATCACTAAAAGCAGATCCAACGGCACCAGTATCTACATTTCTTGCAGCAGCATCTCCACCACCTGAATCACCAACTGTATTTTGAAACATAAACATATTTAGATATTTTTAATATAAATAGTTTAGTCGTTAGTTTTTGTATTTGTTTCAACTAACTTGTCTACAATGTATTTTCTTTGATAAGTTGGTATTTTAAAATAATCACTATAGGATAGATGTAACATCTTAGCTAAGAAAATGTACTCATCTAGTAGGTATTGTCTGTAATTAGAAGAAAGGCCGAAAAAACTCCACCCCAAAGCTGATTGTGACACCAACTCTTTCTCCTGACGGGGCGATAACTTCTTTTTGTAAATCAAGTCTAGGTTCATTTTTTGATAAAAAGTTTCTAACATGTTTTGAATCCATTATTGGCATAGTTTCAATAAATTTAGAAATTTCATTTCTATCTTGTGAACCATTTAACTCAACTATTTGTTTATTAAGTCTTAAGGTTATAATTGGTGCAACTCTTCCCATTGGATATGAATCTAAAGTTTTTTCAATTTCTAGAGTATCTCTTAGATTTAATGGTTTTAATTTAACTGTTGCACCACTTTTTGGTAAAGTAGTTGTAAAAGTGCCATCGTTATCTGGTGAAACTTCAGGCCTTTTAATATTTAACTCGTCTAATTCAATATTAGCTTCAAAGTTATTTTTTGTTTTTGGGTCTATTAATGTTAAGTTATATGTTGAACCAAATGATGTGTTTCTTAAAAATATTAAAATCGCTTCAATATCACCATCTAATAAATCTTCTGGTCTTAAATCAGGCTCATATAATTTATTTCTTAATAATGGTAATATTATTGTTTCTTTAATTGTTTTGTTACCATCAAAAGTTAAAAGAACATTTTCGTCAGCAGCTGTTAAATAACCAACTTTAACTGATTTCTTTTTAGAAGGATAAAAAACACCCTTAGAAGGTAGTGGTACTACATCGTGTGGTAAATTAAAATCTATTTGACCATATTCACCAACATTTACATTATTTTCCATACAAATTTACTTTTATAATAAATAATAAACTTTAGTTTTTTTTAGTAAATAAAAAACCTATGTAGTTTCCCACATAGGTTAAATATATTTTATATAAAATATTATCTTAGTAAACAAGAATACAACGATCCATTCTTAAACCACAAGTAATATCTGCGATAGCGTCTTGTGAATAAGAAAGTGAACCAAAGTTAGCACCAGTTAAGAATGTTCCTTCTAAAATCCATTTTTCAACAACAACACCTGTTGGATCAAGCATTTCAAGGTCTACATTCTTTTTATAACCAGCAGCATAACCCATACGACCAGTAACAGATTCCGCACATAAACGAACCCATTCCATTAAGGCTTGTGATGCTGAAGGTCCAATTGGGTCTCTAAACTTAACTTGTATTTCGTCCCAAGTAAATCTACCAGCAACATATGTTGAAGTATTTAAGAATTGAATCTCAGTCGAGCCTATCTTAATTGAAGGTCTTGAAGCACTTTCAACATACCACTCGTTTATCCCTAAACTTGAAGGGAATCTCAATATAAACCTATTCTGTCTTTTCGGTTCATACGGTATAGGCATTTTCATTAATAAATCAGCCATAGTTATCTTTTTTTAAATTTTTATTTTTATTTATAAATATTGTGTTTTAAAAAATTTTCTATTTACTTTCGTTTTTTTTTAATTAAACAATATAATATAATAGTTATTTACTTATAAATATATTCATATAACTTCTTTTCACCTCCTGCGGTTAAATAAGTTTGTAATATATTATCATCTTTCTTTTCAAAATGTGATTTCATCTTTTCAACATTTCTTATATCGTCATCTGAAAATCCAACAAAAGGTGTAAAATAATTACTTATTTTGTTTTTCATAAATGCTTTCTTTTGTAAATTATTTGACATTAATTTAACATAGTTTATAAACTCTTCCATAGCATCAATTTTGCCTTGTTCTGGATTTGTCGCGGAACCTTCCCCAAATGAAACAGGATAAAATCTACACATATCTAAATAACTTTGAATTAACTGCTCTTTAGTTAATTTGTCTTCATCAGCTAACTCTCTATATTTTAAAAGGTTTTTCGCTAGTTTATTTGAATCCAAACCATGCATATTTTTCTTTATTAGATTATGTACCGCCTTTTTAATTACTGATGGTGTGTGGCCTCTAGCGGTTATAATTGAGAAGATTGAACCATTATTAATTGCTTCAACAAAGTCAGACCATGCAGGTCCAGTCTTTGCTTTCATAGAGTCTCTTAAAAACTTGTCATCACCAGTTACTCTAAAATCTTTAAATGGGTCATCGTCAAAACCTACTATATTATGTCCTTCATATTCAAAATCTTCTTCACCAATTTTAGTTCTATATTCTGCGAAATCTTCAGTTGACATACCTACGCTTTTACCTTCATCATCTTTTAAATAAATTTTAGTTGGCATAAACATTAGATTGTCATCCCAATCAAAAGCATAGTACTTCATAACAGGAGTTCTACTATCATTAATTATTTCTGTGATTATTTCTCTTGTTATTTTTTTGTAGTTCATATTAATAAATATTATATATTATAAAAAAAATGGAGGCTATTAACCTCCATTTTATATTGTTATGTATTAATTATACATCCTCAAATGACGCACCTGTTGGTGTAATAAAGAATGTTATATCAATAAACTCTAGTGATTTTGTTGGTTTTATATAAATTTTACCAACTAACTGGTTTTTATCCAAATCTTCTGTATCATTTGATACCGTTACTCTAAAGTCAATCAATCCTCTATCTCTTCTAATTGCGTCTAATATTGGGTTAACTGCATTTAAGAAGTCTTGTCTAACTTGTTGATCATTTTGATCGAATAACAACCTAACAGAAACCGCAGATATTAATTTACGTGCCTGTAGTAATAGTCTTCTAACATTGATTCTATCAAGTGCTGACTCTCTAACTTGTAGAGTTTTATTACCCCAGATTACAGTTCCTACATCTGCAAAAGTTGCAATTGGGTTTATTCTACCAAGATATAGAACGTCTCTATCTTCTTGTGTTAACTTCTTACGTGCTTTAACTGAATTAACAATACCTCTAGTATAACCAGCCGCTGCAAACCATGGGAACGCAACATTATCCGTTAAGGCTAAGTTTCTAGTTACTTCAGCTGTCGCTGGAATATAAATTTGTGTATTATTAACACTATCTCTTGTCAATACCCAAGGGTAGTAAGTCGCAGTATAGTTTGAGTCAATACCAGTTTCTTCTAAATTATCAACAGCTTCTTGTGGGTAAATTAATCCATCTTGACCTGTTGTTGTTGGTAAGAATAAGTTATAATCTGGTATTGTTGCAACATATAATGAATCCGCTCTTTCGGTTTCTACCATATCTATAGCAGACTCAACTAGGTTTGAGTTATTTACTAAATCAATACCTGGTGTTACAAAAACATTAATATTAACAGCCTCAGGGTTGTCAAATGTTCTTTGACCTAATAGATAAGCATAGTAATCTGTGTTACCATATTCTATAGTTCCATCACCAATAGCTATTTGTTTAAATAATCCATTTCCTTTTCCGTTAGGGAATCTAGTCGAAGGACAAGCACCATTTAAGAATCCTGATCTACCTAAAGCAAATCTATCACCATTGGTTCTATACTCTCTGTAGATGTCCCAACCATCAAAACCACCATAGACCATAACATTGAATTTTCTAGAATTTAATCTATAGTATGGGTTACTTGGATTTGTTGGTTCTGATGAGAAGCTAGCGTCACCAACTTCGTAAGCTGTTTCACCTGATGATGTGTAACCATCGTTTATTGTAATTCCACTAGCGTTTTGGTCCATATGGAAACCTTTTGTAACAAAGTCCCATACAAAACCTTCACCTGTACAAAGGTCTAATGGTTTTCTTTTTCCTTTATATTGGAAGAAGTCACTATCGTAACCCCAGAATGATGATATACCAAGGTAAGTTTTTCTAACATTATCACCTGGACTAGTAAACGCATCATCTAAACCATTAGATAAACCAAATGGTGGGTTATAAACAATTTCACCAGCTCTATCATATTTAGTTTTGTAAACTGGGAATGGTGATCTACTTCCTGGATACTCTCTAAATGAGTAACCTTTAAATCCACAAGGTAACGCGTCTATTGGTGCCTCGTAGTTAACATCTAGTAATATAAATTTAGAATTTACTGTAAATTCACCATCTAATGTTCCAACTTTTTTAGCAACATAGTTATTTTCTTGTGGATCCATTGAACAATTTGAGAATTTCTCAAGTACAACTGGATTTGCGTCAGTATCAAAGTAATCTCTAATTAATAATGTAAATGTTAAATTATTAAATGATATATCTGCAACAGAAACTTTTATTTGTGTGTTTGCTGAATTACCATCAGATATACTATATATTTTAAATAAATCAAATACTTTATTACCTCTAACTTCAGATACAATCCATGGTGTTTCTGGTGTTTGGAATCTATCTAGATACCAACCTATAGTACTTGAATCATTAGCTTGAGCTCCTTCAGTTGTTACTAATTCAGAACTTAACCCTTTAATATACCCTTTGTTCCAAGCGTAATTCAATAATGTTAAGAAAGATTCTTCAACCATTAATGGGTTTTCTAATCTAGGTTTACTAAAGTTACTCTTACCAAATACTTTATTAACACTCTTAGATGAATTTGAACCTAAAGATACTTCAAAGTCAAATTCAGTACCACTTGTGTTTGTCGCATTTATTCCAAATGTTGCAAATGGATTTTTAAGTGCATCTTCATATTGACCTGTCATATCTAAAGTAACATCAGTTACACCTGTTATTTCTAATAATGGGTTTACTTCGTTACTATAAGTTGAAATACCTCTAGATCTTAATGTTGTTACTACTAAGTCATCAAACTGTGTGTATGATGTACCGGTATAGTAATATATGATACCTGTTACATTTCCAGAATAACAATCAACGACAACAGGTGCTGTAGTTGTTGTAGTAGTTGTTGGAGTTGGTGTAACACAAGGGTCTGTAGTTGTAGTAGTTGTTGTTGGTGCTACAGTTGTTGTAGTTGTGGTTACCGGGTTTATATTTGTTAAACTAGTTACAGTTGTAAAGAATGAGTAACCACTATAAGAACCACCACCATTATTATTAAATAACGCATAAAACCAAGCGTCATTGTTTGGTGACTCAACGTCTAAACTTTCAAATGGAATTGTTTGAATTCCAAAAACATCGGTTTCTTGTGTATAACCAGTAGTACTTAGATATGTATATTCACTTTGTGGTATTGCACCAAAATAGTAAACAACCTCATCTTCTGCCATACTAGGGTTAGAACTTGTTATCACGTCAGAAACCATATCGTTTATTTGGTCATTAAGTGTGCTAACACCACCTTCTAATTCTTCATATTCAGCATTTTTAATATCATTAATTTCACTAGGGAAGTTAGTTAAATATGTTACATTTGTTGGGTCGTCAGTACAAGCTGTAAATGGTACGTTAAAAGACAATTCTTTTTTAACAACACAAACTGGTTCACAGTCAACTGTTATACCACTTAAACAGTTGTAATTTAGTGTTGATGGATCTAAGTTTGCTTTTGTTACAATTGACCAAGATGGTCCTGCATCGTAACCTGATAAACCAAGAACTCTAGTTACAAACAATTGATTTGATTGTTGTAGATAAGACTTAGCAATATATGCCGCCTCATATTTAGGAATTTGTGTATTCACAAATTTATCAACCGAAGTACCTCCAAAATAAGTTTGAAACTCATCGAAATTCTTAATGAAAATAGGTTCAAATGCTGGACCTCTTAATGTTTCACCTACAATTCCTAATGTTGTAACACCAACACTCTGAGCAACAAAGCTTAAATCAACCTCTGAGGTATAAACACCCGGTGATACAAAAACTTTACTATTAGTAGCCATTTCTTTTTTTATATTTTAATAATTTATTTTTATAATAAATATTATTGATTTTACCAAAAACTTTACTTATTAAAAACTATTTATATTTTGGTAAGATTTTTTTCTACCTTTTTTCTACCTATGAAAAACGAACAAAAAAAAATAAAAAATTTAAAAATATCTATTGAGGCTCACGCAGCCCTTAAGAAGTATTGTAATAAAAGAGGTATAAAAATGTATAGATTCTTAGAAAATCTAATTTTTGAAACTTGTAAAGATAAAAAGGATATCTATGGTGAAGGTTAAGGTATATCTTGTAAGTATGTAACTTTAGAAGTCTCAGTAGCGTTAACCTTTGTTACAATTATTAGTAAAGTGTCATTAGTGTTTATTTCTAAACTATCTAAATCTTGACCATAATAATCACCATTTATATATACTTGAAATGAACTAACGTTCTCAGTTGATGATAGTTTTAAATTAAAGGTGTAGTTTAATAATTCTTCTGACTCGTTAGTCCCTACTGGAAAAACAAATTCATAAGTTGCTGGTTCAGGTGGGGTTTGTTTTCTTCTTTTATTTTTATTATAAGGTCTTTCAGTTTCAAATAGTTGGAACGTTCTAGTTATTGCAGGACTAACCTCAAATTCATCCTCATCTATTAAAAAACCAGATAAAAGGAATTCATATTTTTGTATATAATATTTTCTTTTTTCAACATCCATAACTGATTCATCAGACATACCGGTATTTTTTATTGGAATATAATGTCCTTTTATTGTTTGGTAAGCCTGCATTGATGCGAATTTTTCCATTATGATTTGATTAAATTTATTAACCTCTCTCATTCTATTACAAATAATAGCCACAGTATATGTTAAATCTATTGGTACTGGTTGTGGTATTTTGTAAATATCAAAACCATTTTTACTACCATCCCAAGTTGGTACTTTCGCATAAGTATATAATCTTCTATTTGGTATGTTATAAACAATTGCAGGATTATTACCATATTTAACTTCTGGATTTCTAATAACAGTTATAAATGGAGGTTCTGTATTTTTGTCTATGTTTTGAAAGTCCCAGGTTTCAGTAAATTGAGACCAGTTTTGTGTTGTTAATAAAATATCAATCATTGGTATAGTTTTACCTTCAACAACACAAGTTAATTGATCTCTAACAAAATCTAAAAATCCTCTATCTAAATCTGCGTGTAGTAAAGATTTTGGTAGAAAAGTACCATCTTCTTCTATTTGATCACGGATTTCTCTTCTTCTAGGTAGAAGTATTTTAGACTCTGTTAATGGAATATATTTTTTTATTTTTTTTGGTAACGCCATTTTTATAGTGCTTTAAATTCATTAGGTCCAACAGGTGCCGCAATTATTGTTTTATAAAAAGGTTTATAACCTTTATATGTATGTTTAAAATCTGATATAACTCTACCATCGTTCACAACTGTATAATATCTAACAAAGTCTTCATTATCATAATATCCAACGTAATCACCTAAATCTATATCAATACCTAAATTATCTAAAGTTCTTAGATATACTGATATGGTTATATTTCCAGGTTCTAACTGAACATTTTTAGTTGTTCCTACATTTTTATTTTCTGGAGACGCAATTCCAACAAAAGCATTAAACTCTATTGGTGGTAAAAACTTTATACCGTCTTCAACAGCTTCACCATAAACATCATCGGTTTTTGTTTTTGTTTTATCTACTTTATATAAAACACATTTGAAGTTCATATCTCCATCTAACCACTCTTGACCCATCTCAACCTCAAGGTTAAAATCCTTTTCACCAAAAAACTTACCTAATCTAGATATTGGAACTCTATTTATCATAACGTTATTTATTGATAAATATCAAATTTATTGTTATTTTTATTAATAACTATTAATATTGGAAGAACCAAAAAAAATAATAGAACACAAAGCATTAGATTTATTAGACACTTATAGTGGTGCTAATAACTATATCCTATATCTTAAAAATAAAAAAGATTCAAATAAAAATTTCTATCCAACTAGGTCACAAACTAACTATATTATTGATTATTATAATGTAAAACCAAAGGTTGCTCGTAAATGGGTTGATTTAGATTCTTATTTTGGTGAAAAATTTGCAAAAGAAAAGTATCTTCTAGAAACCCCTAAAAAAATTTATATTGAAAAGTTACTAGTTGAAAGAGAAAAATCTTATCACATATGGGGTAAGTTTTTTGATAAGGATGTTTTGTCTGAATTTTGGATTCCAAAATCTTCTTTAATTAAAACACACAAAGTAGAAAAGGTTGATATCGATTATTCTAAATACTCCCATAGGCCTCCTCTATCACATCAAATAGAGTCCATTGAAAAGTTGGCAGGTTCTAAAAGGTTTATACTTGCCGATGATATGGGTCTTGGTAAAACAACATCAACAATTATTGCAGCTTTAGAAACTGGCGCTAAAAAAATATTAATTATTTGTCCAGCGTCACTTAAAATAAACTGGCAAAGAGAGATTCAAAATTATACTGATAGACCTAGTTTTATATGTGAAGGTAAAAAATATTCTGAAAATGATGAAGATTTTGTAATAATAAATTATGACATTCTAAAAAACTTTCACAACTTAAAAGATAAAAATACTTCAAACTTATTAAATTCAAAATTTGATTTAGTGATACTAGACGAAGCTCATATGATTTCAAATTCACAAGCTCAAAGAACAAAAATAGTAAATGATTTTGTAAAAAATATTAATCGTGTTTGGTTACTAACTGGTACACCAATGACATCTAGACCTATAAACTATTATAATTTATTAAAAATTATTGATAGTCCTGTTGCTCAAAACTGGATGGCATACGCTATTAGATATTGTCAAGGATACCAATTTAGGGCTGGTAATAGAAAAATATGGAATGTTACTGGCGCTTCAAACCTAGAAGAGTTAAGAGACAGAACTTCAAAACAAATTCTTCGTAGATTAAAAGAAGATGTTTTAGATTTACCTGATAAAATAATAACACCTGTTTATTTAAGAATAAATTCTAAAGAATATAAAGACTTGATGGGTGAATACTATGAATGGTTGAAAAACAAAAAAGAAGAGTCGACATCTTTAGCGATACAATTCTCAAAACTAATGAAAGTTAGAAAAGTAATTGCAAATGAAAAAGTTAAAGAAACAATAAAATTTGTAGAAAACATTATTGATCAGGGTAAAAAAGTTATAATTTTTACAAACTTTACTGATACTCTACAAACAATATATAATCATTTTGGGAAACAAGCCGTCTATTTAGATGGTAGTTGTAATAAAATACAAAGACAAAATGCTGTAGACCAATTTCAAGACAACGAAAAAATAAAAGTTTTTGTTGGTAATTTAAAAGCCGCAGGGGTTGGTTTAACTTTAACTTCAGCTGAAACTGTAATTATGAATGATTTGTCATTTGTGCCAGCTGAACACTCACAAGCTGAAGATAGAGCATATAGATATGGTCAGAAAAACAATGTGTTGGTATATTATCCAATTTTTGAAAACACAATAGAAGGTGTTGTTTATGATATACTAAATAATAAGAAAAAAGTTATTGGTACAGTTATGGGTGACGAGGTTAATAATTCAACGGATGTCGTTGAAGAGATTTTATCACTAATAAACGCACAATAATATCTTATAAAGTATTTATATAAAATGAAAGTTTCTCTTAATTATATTAATGGGTGTGATTTATCTAATAAGGATAAGAGTCTAATGAAAAAATTTATTGTTTTTTTAAACAAAAAGTACCCTTTAAATAATGATGTTAAAATCACATTTACTGGTAAAAGATTTGGTGGGATGTCTAGTGGTAGTAGAACTAACGATTCTGAATTAAAGATTTTAACCAATGGTAGATTAAATAGAGATGTTATTAGGACTTTAGCTCACGAATGGGTACACGAATATCAAATAAATGTGTTAAATAGAGAACATGGTCCTAATATTGGTGGTAAGAATGAGGATGAAGCAAACGCTGAAGCCGGTTCTTTAATAAAAAAATTCGAAAAAAATTTCCCAGAAAAAGAAGAAATGATGTATGAAGGTATTAACAATAAATTAAATCTTTTAAAAGAACAAATAGTCCTTACTGAAAAAAAAGAACTAAAAAAAGATTTAATTTTAGAAATGAAAAAAATTGGTATTGACAAATTACCATATGCCTATTCAGCTATGAAACAATTTGTAGATCCTGAAACTATGAATATTCATTATAACAAACACTATAAAGGATATGTTAAAAAATTAAATGACCAATTAAAAAACAAGAAATATAAATATATTGATTTAGAACAAATTATTAAATCAATTAGTAGGTATGACGACAAGGTTAGAAACAATGCTGGAGGCGCATTTAATCACGCTTTATTTTGGAAAATGTTATCACCAAAAAAACAAAACCCAAAAGGTGAAATTTTTGAAAAAATAAAAAATGATTATGGTAATATAAAAAAATTAAAAGACGAGTTTAATGATATTGCTAAACAGAGGTTTGGTTCTGGTTGGGTTTGGTTAGTTTTAACAAAAAATAATAAATTAAAGATTATGTCAACACCAAACCAAGACAACCCATTGATGAATGTTGTTAAAAGTGGTGGTTATCCATTGTTAGGGTTAGACTTGTGGGAACATGCTTACTACTTAAAATATCGTAATAAAAGGGATGAATATATTAAAAAATTCTGGAATCATATAAATTGGGACTTTGTGAATGATTTATTTGTGTCTAAAACTAAAAAAACATTAAAGGAGTCATATCTAACTATTTTAAAGGAAAATCAAGAAATACAACCAGATTTAAAAAAAGCTATGGATAGAGAGTTACAAAAAATTAGACTAATACCTTTAGACGCTGAAGCTGCTAGTGTGGCAATTAATAATATTATAACCGCAGAAATTGATAGAGGTTTAAATTTTAATAGAACAATACAAGGACTTATGTCCTTAGATTTATCTAACACATCTGAAAGAACTAGATTTAGATTTAACAATTATTATCAAAGATTTATAAAAAGCAGAACTAGAGGTTTTGATTTTGAAGCTTTAGTTTCTGGTTTATTAGGTGGTCAGTTATCAGAATCTTTGGATACACCATATGATGTGATAACACCAAGTAATGAGTCTATTTCTTGTAAAATTATTAGAGATTCTTCACAAGCACCAACACTTAAAAATATTAGAAACGTTGTTGATACATACATTAAAGACTATGGTGGTGATGAGGATAATAAACAAAAATTAATTGATTTTTCAAAAGACAGTAAAGATTTAATATATAAATTAATTAATAGTGGTAATAATGATTTGGTAAATATTGGTGAGGATCTTATTGAAAAATCTTTAGAGGGTATTGATGGGATGTTACTTGGTCTTCCAGATAATGATTTTAAAATAAATCTTTATTATTACGATAAAGAAAAATTAAAAAATATATTAAAGTTAGATGGTTATACAAACAAGTCTAGAAGTTTAGGCTCTATGCAAATTAGGTTCTCAACAAAAATATTAAAGCTAGAAGGTGGTGATGTTGGACCAATTAAAGGAAGTATAAAGTTCCCAGAAATAAACTATGATGAATATGTTGAATTTTTAATTGGTGATGATAAAACTAAAGAGATTATAGATTTGTTTAATTCATTAGGTTCAAAATATGGTGTTGAGGGTCTTGGAGGTAATATACCTCAAGATGTTATTCGCAATTTATCAAAAAATTATAGGTTTAAAAAAGATATTCAAAGAATACTTAAATAGATTTCTTGATATTTATATAATAAAAACACTATGCCAGTTATAAATGAACCAGACAAAACGAAGTTATATACACAAGTTAGACACCTTTTAGGTGCTCCATTGAGAAGTGTTGAATTGGAAGAAGAACAAATGGACACTTTGTTAGAATTTTCAATTGACGAATACTCACAACACGTACAAGATTGGTTAACCGAGTCACAATGGACAGCACTTTATAATTTAAATTTAGATACACAATCTTTAACTAGAGCTTTTACAACAAGAAGTTTAGACTATGAAGATAGATACACTTATGCATACTCAAAAATTGTAGGGTTACAAGCTGGAGGTGAATGGGAACTAAAAAAGGACTATATTCAATTAGTTCCTGGGCAACAGATATATGAAATTCCTGCTGGTCGAGAATTAAATGAATTACTTTGGTTTACACCCGCAGAGTTAAATAATATGTTATTTGACCCTTGGGCTTTTGGTGGTATTGCTGGTGGTGGGATTTCAGGTCCAGCTGGTTATGCTCAAACGGGAAACCTGTCTGGTAGTTATTTTTTAATGCCCGCATTTGATATGTTATTAAGAATGCAAGAGATAAACATTCAAAGAAGGATAATTGCTGGAGATTTAACATATAGAGTTACCGCATTACCTGAAGGTAAAAAAGCAATTCACTTAATGAACACGCCTGGCGGTAAATTTGATTTTGGTAACTCAACATTAATGCAAGGTAGAGTTTGGTATTGGTATTACGATTCTGGTGACGATAGAGATAAATGTTTAGCAGACAATCCAGATATTATTAGACTACCATCTGACGTTCCTTATGATAAGTTAGATTGGTATAGTTTAAATAATCCAGCAAAAAACTGGGTAAAAAAATGGTTTATTGCTTATTGTAAAGAAACACTATCTAAGGTTAGAGGTAAGTTTAGTGGTAATTTAAAAACTGGTGAAGGTGGTGACTTAACAATGGACTATACTTCATTAGCTACTGAAGCGAAAGATGAAAAGACAAAATTACTTGAGGACTTAACTGGTGCTGAAGGAAGACTTACTAGATTAAAACCTGAAAAAGTAATGGAAAGAGAAGCTTTATTAGCTGAAAATTTAAACAAACAATTAAAGTTTAGAGCGATGCCTAGACAGATTTATGTAATATGATGAATGTTGATAACATAACGCCAAGAAAAAACGTTGTTAAATATCAAACAAAAACTATTGTAACAACAGAGCCACCAAAAGAACTACCTAAAGAAATTAAAAAAATTGTTAGAGAAAGTTTATATAATACAGGTGAAGAAGTTCTAGCCATTGTAAAAGATGTTGAGTCATCAGAAGTAACCCTAGATTCTACAAAGAATGAAAAAATAACAATTAAATCTCTAACAACAACATTGGTTAAGTCTGATACTGGTTTAATTGACGAAGAGTGGGATGAACTACTTCTAGAAAAAGGTTCTTGTGTACAGTTTCAATTTCTAGAAGGTAATTGGTATATCTTATCTAGTGATGGTTTAAAGTTTTCTTAAACGTGGGTTTCCCATCCACTATCTGCTAACTCATACATATAATCAGGATTTATACCAACGTTTTTCCAAAATTCAACTTCACCCTTTTCCATTGTTAATAAATCTTTATCAACATCATCTTGATCTCCTGGTTTAAATGGAAGTCCATTTATTAATTCACATTGTTGTTTTGTAAAGAATGGTCTTTCTTCTGGGTTTTTAACTAAAATACTATTTCTAATTTCTTCTTTAAAAACAACAAGTAATGGTTCTACTCTTTTATTAAAAGTAACAATTGCTCTAGGTACATTGTATTCACCTGTCATATTTGGATTACTTTCTAATTGTGATGGGTCAATTCTATAACAATTAAGTTTTACAACTGAATCAGTACTAGTGAGTCTATATGCCATATCTGTTGGTATACCAGTATTAGCTTCTTTATTTTTAGCGTCACTACGAACCCAATTATCTTCTGACCAAGACTTTTCCCATCCATTTTCTAATAGAAATTTTTCTTTATTCTTATAATCTGATTTTTCATTTTCAGAAAAAAATAGTTTTATTTGATCATCATTCCATCCTTTTTTTGGTCTATTAACTTTTTGTACATCACCATGGGATGCTCTAGTACCATTATTAACATAATAAATTACATCACCTAAATTAACATTTAAACCTTCTTTCATAGCTAATTCCATATGTGCTTGTCTTGACATTAAAGAACCTGCTTTTGTTCTTGTTTTACTTCTTTTAATGTAATCCTCTATTGATTGTTTAACTTTTGCTTTATTTGCAATTTCCATTAGTGGTATTTTTTGGTCAAAAATCTTTTGTAAGTATTCATAATACCATTCTATAAATCCTTGTCCATTACCACTAAGTAATAATTTAGCCCCCTTATCTAGAAAAACCTCAATATACTTTGGCATTCTTTTTGATTTAATAGTATTTCCTGTTAGTTTCATTTTTCCATTATGTTCTAATGTTGCATAATTCTTTCTAGCTAGATTTATACAAGACTGCCAAGTTCCATCACAATCAAGACCCATAGCCCCTCTCATAAACATATCATTAAATTCTGCTACATCCGCATCATACCCATTATAAACTTTACCTTCTTTAACTAACCAATTTAAACCTCTACCAGTATAAGTTCTATCATCAACACCACCTTCTGGTAATGAAAAGTTCATACCATCTGTATCACAAACAAGTGGTGTATAACCTTTTTTGTTAAAAAACTTTAACATTTGTCTTAAGTATTGTCTACCAGTACAAGTAATTTGTTCTCCCATATTCATATCACCCCAAGGAAATACCTGTGGCGCTGATAATGCACCAAATAATGAGTTAATAAAAATCTTAATAGGTAATTGTTTTCTACCAAAAGATTTTGATTGTTTACTATCAATACTTTTATATTCTTCTGCTAGATTTTTATATGTAATACGGGTATCTCTAAAGTAAGATAACAAACCTTTCATCGCACCTGTAATGTCTGAATCTGGAAAAACATCGTGAACCAATTGTATTGATGGGTATAGAGAAGAGTAATCTAATTTTAGAACGTCTTTTGAATATCCAGTTTTTAATAGTCTTGATAGTCCCCCAACAAAGTTTCTTTTTTCTTTTCTTGCGGGAATTGCTAATCCATTTTTATATGACCAAGCTAACATTACCATTTTCCAAATTGTTGCAGTTCCCATTGTTGCAACTCTTTCATATGTTGTTGGAACTAAAGAAACAAGTAAGAATGAACCTTGGTTGTATTCTTCATCAACTAATAGGGTTTCCTCAAGGTCATCATCAAGATACCTTTCAACAATGTCGTCTCCTGTTGTTTTAATATAAACATCGTTTCTTCTATTACAAACCTCATCTACTCTTGTGTCACTACCAACTAATTTGTATTTTCCATTTTCTATGTTTAACCAATAATCTTCCTTTTCTTTATACATTGAGCCAATTTTATTATGGTCAATATAAACTCGATCAGAAGCTTCAGCACCAATATATTTTGTAATGTACTTAAGACCCGCTTCCTTAATACTTGAATCGATTGCTTGCGCTCTACGTACTGAATGTATAATATCTATAATATTATAACCCCACATTCTAGTTTGGGTGTAATCTTCAATTTCATTTCCTAACTTAAGGATTGAATCTCTTTGTGATATTGTTCTTTTTTGATTTAATGTCTTTGCGATTTTTTTAATGTCTAAATTTAACATTTTACATCTTTCATAAATCCAATACCAGTCGAAGTTTGCTGAATTGTAACCTGAAATAATTGATGGTTTGAGTTCATCTATTATATTAAAGAACTCAGCAAGACCTCTCCTCTCTTCGTCTTCGTTAGAACACTCAATTACTTTTTTATATCCTTTATTTGTTTTAAGACCAATCATAAAAATCCTACCATCTTTTGGTTCTAGTGATGTAGTTTCAAGGTCAAATACTAATCTTGTAATATCATTATATTCATCAAACCCTTTGAATAATCTTTTTTCTTTTGACATTAGGTATTGTTCGACTGGGGTTAACATTAAAAATCTACTTCTAACTTCTTTGTCCCAAGGGTCAATACCACCATCTTTAAAAAATTGATTTAATGTTCTATAACCTTTTAATGATTTAACTATAAATTTTAAACCATTTTCTAGTTGTTCATTACCATCAGTTCTTAATTTTTCTATCATAATTCCATACTTTGACATAGCTTCTTTTTGTAAAGCTTTAGAATTTTGATAAAAGTTGAGACCCCTTAAGTCACCAACCCAAGCAAACGCTATTAGACTATCTCTAACAATACTTTTACCTTTTCCTGGAATTTCTTTGATTTTATATATGTGGTCTGATTGATAATCGAACTCTACCGATACTATGTGTTCTTCTGGATCATTTCCCTCTAGAAATGATTTAATTTCTTCTTTTGTTATCATAAATATATTTTTCTTGGTCCATTTGCTGCCACACTTTTTGATGACATTTACCTTCCTTGATAAATATATTATATGATTTCTAAATTGTCAAATTATATTATAGGATAACATATTGTTGTTGTAGTTGTTGTTACAAAATTTGATGGTGTTGTAACACAACAAGGGAATTCTATTGTATAACAACTATCATAATCTAAATTGTTTGCGACAAAACTTTCTTGAATATTAATAAACAAACTTTCTCTTATTGGTAGAATTAAAGTTCCTTCATCACTTCTAAATAAAAATTGTCCTTCATATCTTCCTGGTTTTTTTGTATCTGTATTTGTAAACTGATAATAGACATAATATTCGTCTTTAGCTTCTGGGTCAATCATTGTTTTTTTTGTTATCCCAGCAGGTCTAGTGTTTATTTTTGGTACACCAGTCTCAGTATCAATCATAGAAAAAAATATTGCAGAAGACTCAATTAAATTCATCATATTATTATATGTGCTTCTACCATCTTTAACAACTTGCATTTTAAGTAGTGGTAATGTTGCGTTTTTTTTGATAAAGAATTCCATTAATGTTTTTAATATAAATATATTAATTAACATTCTTTTCTTAATTCAGATGGATAAAAATCAAATCTAGTATGTTCTGTTGGCGTTAATAATAATAAACCTGGTTTAATATTTCCCTTGATTGTTTCTTGGAAACAATGACTCATTAGTGTCTGCTCATATGGATTTTTAAATTTTGTTTTAATATAACAATTATAGTTACCTAATTTACTTAAAACTATTGGCCAATTAGATAAATAAATCTCACCACTAGCATAAGCAATACCATCTAAAGATTTTATATTTTTAAACTCTAGGTTTGGTGCATTTGGATCATATCCAGTTTTTGGTAAGTTTGGTTTTTTAACCCAGTGTTTTTTTCTAAAATTTTGAGGTGTGTTATACCACGCCCATTGTGTTGTATGGCAGCCAAAAAATTCAGTAAAGTTTAATTTTAAAAAATCAAAATTTTCTTTTTTTATTATCTTTAAAGATTTTTTAAATAAATCTTTTACGTTTCGATTAAAACCATTTTTACAAGTACTTTGATTTTCTTTTTTAATAAAAAACATATCGTCTTCAAAGAAATAATAGTAAGATAAATTTTCTTCATTGTGAAAATGTTCTGCAATAAATTGTCTACCACCTGTTATACCAATATTATCTTTTTTTATATGTTTAAAATCATATTTTTCACAAAGACTTTTGTATTTTGGTGTTGTACTTAAATCTGTTGAGTTGTCTAGTAAAAACTTTTTTGTATTAGTTAAAAAATTTGAGTCATATTCTAACATAGAATTTACTAGGGTTTCAAATTGTTTTGGTGAATTAAATGTTATTACATATAATCCAACATCACCATTTTGATTTTTAAAATCTATTTTTTTTTGATTAATGTTTTTAACTATTAACTTATTGTTTTTAACATCTTCAAAAAATTTATAAACTAAACCATTTGATTCTATTTCACAATAATTAATTATTTCTGGGTATAAATGTAATAAAATTGTAAATAAAGACTCTTCTGTTCCCATATAACCTTGACTTAGTGTTTCTAACATAAGGCTATAATAAAGGTTGTTCATTTCTGAAATCGATTCCTTATTACCACCAAAAAAACCACCTCTAGCAACTATATTTGTTTTTGTGTTAGATAGTTCACACATTTTTTTATAGTTAAACCCATGAACTTCTTTCTCCGCTTTATATGGAAAACATATAAATGAAAAATTATTTAATAATTTTGGTAATTTATCTAAAACATTATCATTTGTAAAATAACCAATATTTACAGTGTTTGTAATACCACCATCAATCCAATACATTAAGTCTGAATCAAATTTATCTAAAAGTTTTGCGTCATTTAGTAAGAACATTTTAGACATAACAAGCGGATTGTATAGTTCTAATTTTGCCTGAGTTGATTCGCCTAGCCACCCAACTTGATTATACCAAGAAGGGTTAGTTCTAATTTTTTGAATTTTGTCATAGAACTCATTATTTTTAAACCAATTAATGTCTCTTAATATAAATTGTGTTGTTTTTTTGTCACGATATTTAAAAACAAAATCTTTTAATTCTTGATCACCAAAAATTATCATATTGTTTTTAACTTTTAATAAATCTAAAAATTTTTCTAAATAGTGGTTGAATGATCTAGACCAACCCTCGTTTAAATCACCTCTACCAATATCCCATAAACCAGTTACTAATGTAATCATAATTCACCTCGTATTCTATCATGCCATCCTTTTGATTTTGAGTGTGGCCAAACAATCCAATATTTTGGTTTTTCACCAGTTGTAAACTCTCTCCATAGTTTACAATAACCATCCTTATCTTTTTTAACATTATTTATCTCATTAATATCTGCGTCTTGTCTATATATTGTTTCGTCCTTTTCGTTATGAAAAGCGACAACCCAAAAATCATAATCATCTTCAGGTACCAAATCAAAAGAGATATCAATACAGTGTTTAAAAATTGATAAAAAACTATCTTCCCATTCTTTTTCGTTTTTAAAACTATATGGGTTTGGTGGGTATTTTTTATCTAAGGTATATTGTTGTACAGACCTATTAGAAAATTTAATTCCTGCGTATTTTTCATAATCCTTAATTGTTCTTTCACTACCAAAACCATAAATACCAAGATCACCATCTAAAGATTCTCCATCTACACCAAGAACTTTTCTATTTTTTTCGTGTGAAGATTCGTTCTTTTTCCACCAACTTTTATTATCGTCCCATTGTTTTATTCTATTTTTTCTAGTATATTCATGCCAAATAACAACTTTATGTGGATGAAATAAATCATAACCATGTGTAAAAGCTCTAACGCTTATTGATATTTCTTCACCATGAAAATAATAGTCGGGATCGTGTTGTACTTCTTTTGAAAATTGTCCTAAAGTAAAACAAAAATGTGCCGAGTAGAATCTAGCAGATATTGGTGACTTTAAACTTTTCCAATCTGGTATAACTTCTGGCAAAAAGAATACAACACCTTCTGGTGTAAACCTATCAAACGTCATCCTCCAAGGGTCGGTAACTCTATCTTCTGGGTCATTTTCTGGGTCAAAAGAAGAAACATATCCAGTTAATAATGGTTTTTTATAACCTTGTTTTTGTAAATCAATAACCATATTAATAAGAGTATCATCCCAATTTTTTTCAAATCGCATATGAGAGTCTATTTGTAAGGTGTACTCTTCATTTTCATATAGTTGTTGTACTTGATTTCTAGCCCAACACACACCAGTTGTTGCTGTGTATATAACATCTAAAATTCTAAATCGATTATCATTTTTATATTTAGATAAATCATCAAAACCATCTTCTGGGTGATACTGTCTACATATTCCAAAAACTAGATTATTTGGGTTTTTTGCGTTAGATATACAACTTTCTATTGTTGGTACTAATTGTGGATCTCTATATGACGCAATTTGTATAAAAATTTTCATATAGAAATATTAATTATGAATTTGAAAAAATAAACTAATTATGTAACCGTCCCTCCTCTATTTCCAGTTACAATCCAACCTGCTGTTGAGTCATAAATTAAATCTATACAGTCTCCGACTGCCGTTATTTCAAATGAACTCCAACCTGAGCTACTAATTGGTCTAATCGTAGTCCTACCAAACGTACCTTCACTACTATATACTGTCAATCTTTGACCATCTAACCCATCTGCTAAATTAAAACTTTCAGGATTACTTGTTCCTGATACTTTCAAAATAGAAACACCTTCAGTACTAGCTGATGTTGTATTTACAGTAACTGATCCTGTTTTTTTAATATAACCGCTAATTTCAAAATCATCAGCACCTAAAGTTAGAATAGTACCAGAACCGGCATCTATTTGTCCTGTAACATTTAAGTTACTATCAACTTGTACGTTACCTTGAGATATCAAACCATTTTTAACTACAAATTCATTTGCCATAATTTATATTATATAAGTTTTTATTTTATATATAAATATATTAAGGTACATCATTAACTCTAGATGACTCTAACATATTATTAGTTCTAATTTTCTTTCCAGTTCCCATTTCATCATCTATAAGATAATGTTCACCTCCTGGGTCTGGACCAGACCATACTGCATTTTCTGATCTAAACCAATTTGTAGGGGTGGGTAGCCCGGAAATTGTAGTTAAGTCTAAAGCGGGACCTCCTGAATTATATATACTTTCTAATTGAGTTTGTGTTAATGCAGTTCCATACCATAACGCAAACTCATTTAAATTACCCCCTAAATTATTGTTTAAGGCAAAGGTTGCACCTAAAGTAATAGTATTACTTTGTGAATAAACACCATTAAAGAAATTACTTGTTGCACCTGTACGATCAGCATCCACATATACTTTTTGTCTTGTATACCTGCCTAGAGTCCCATCATAAACCATTGATACAAGATACCAATTTCCTATAGCGATAGCACCAACTGGACTTCTTGTCCAATTCGATCCTGAGCCTGCCATAAACGCTTGTAATTTACCATCAGTACCTAATGATAAAACTTGTACATTATTTCCACTAATATCATTTATTGAGTATATTTGTTGAGTTGCAGTAAGATTGTCTACTTTTAGCCAAAACACAACTGACCATTTACGGTCAGCACCAAAACCAGGGTCAGATGCTATTGTATCAAATGCAACTGTATTTATTACATAATCATCCGTACCGTCGTATAAAAGTGAAGTTTTATCGAAAGGTATTGTTGATAATCTTGGTCCTCCTACAACTGACATATTATTCAGGTGTTTCTTCAGGTGTCCATTCCGAACCCGATAATATTGTTAACATATCTTGATAATGATAAGGCCCTTCTTTAGTTGTTAATGAATCAACACTTGCTGGTGTTGTTTCTCCTTCCCATTTTACAAATGTTTTTGTTTCATCAACGGATT